GATGTGCAAAAATACGGAGTTGCTTATGGCTTTGAAAATATTGATTTTGCTAAATTGACTCAGAATAAAATGATTGACGATCTTAAAACAATGGAACAAAACACATATACTCAATGCGGCAAATTTGTTGAACTTGTAAAAAATCACTTTATAAAAAAGTAAAGTAACATGGCAAATTTCATAAAGGAAGCATTGGACAAGGTTTTGACATACGAAACGCCGCCAGCCGTGGTAAAATACTTAGAAATGCAAAGCGCACTGGGGAATCCGCCGTGGAAAAAAAGAAGGAGAAAGTAAAAAGAATTGATTATATTTGTAATGTTCTTTAAATTAAAGTTGAGGTTAATTTAAAGAGCTTTGAAGCAAAATCCACATTGTTTCATTTTGCCCCGATGAACCTCAACTCATTGGGGCATTTTTTTTATACTCATGAAAAGGAATTACTCCGATTCAGAAAAAGCATTTTTATACAGACTTGCTGACGGCAAATGCCAGTTGTGTCAATGCGACCTTCCAAGGTTTTGGCATGCTGACCATGTTATACCTTTTAGCAAAGGAGGGATAACTTCATTAAACAATGCTCAGGCATTATGTCCAACTTGTAACTTAAAAAAATCTAATAAAATGTTTAAACCCAGACAATGGCAAATAGAAGCCACTAAAAAATTCTATGAGGAAATTAAATCTAACAAAGTATTTTTACTTCATGCTGGAGTAGGCTCAGGAAAAACTTTGTGGGCTTCGTCAATTATAAAAAATTTCGTTGACGATGGATTTGATGTTGTTATTTTTAGTCCAAAAGATGCCATTAAAACAGATTGGGCTATTGAGTGTAAAAAATTTAATCTTGAAATTGATGCAAATTATTTGTTTAAATATCATTGGAAGCCTGACTTTCACGGTGTTTCACTTTGTTATCAAATTTTAAAAAATAATACTAATTCATTAAAAAACAAGATAACGAATAAGACCATTGTAGTTTTAGATGAACATCACCATGCCTCTGATTCTGGAAGTTGGGGGATTGAACTTGAAAATATTTGTGAAAACGCTGGGGTAATTTTATGTTTAACAGGAACTCCTTTTAGGAGCGATAATAGTAAAATACCTTTTGTAAAATATAAGGAAACAAAATCAAATGATATTGATGGTTGGGAAATTGAAACAGATTATTCCTACACGTATGCTCAAAGTGTAAAGGATCGTATTTGTTGCCCTACTTCATTTAGACCTATTGATGTAATTATTAATGGAGAAGGTGGTATTTTAATAGGCGAAGAAAATAAAAAATATTTAAATCAAATAATAGACGCCTCAAATGGAAATAGTAATTTTATTGACATTGCTTTTAATCAAGCTAACAACGAATTAAAAGGAATAAGAAACACTTATTACCCTGAGGCAAAAGGTTTGATTATTGCCAATACCATTGAAGATGCTAAAAGTATTTTTAGTAATTTACAAAAGCAAAATATAAGTTGTTCTATAATTACAAGTGACGCAGATTCAACTACTGAAACAATTAAAGAATTTAGGAATAATAATAAGCATTGGGTTGTAACGGTTCAAATGGTTTCCGAAGGTGTAAATATCCCTCAAATACGCGTTATCCTGTATTTAAACAATATTACAACCAGGACATACTTTGAACAGGTAATGGGTAGAGGTGTAAGAAATTGCAAGGTTTACCAAAATGCAATAGATCATTGCTATTTTTATTATCCTAATTTTTCTTTATTTACTGAGGTTGCAGAAACTCTTGAAGCTGGCTATAAGCATTTTGTAATAGACGAAAATAAAAGAATTAATACTGGATTAAGCGAAGGTTTAGAAAGAAAACCAAAAACAATACAAACTTTATTTGACGATATAATAGCTGGAAATCATGGTATTATAAACAATGGATACAAGTTTACTGACCAAGAAATAGATGCTTTAAATCAAGTCAAAGATTTAAACTATGCTTTAGCAAGTATTTTTGAAAACATGATTGCAAGAAATATTCAGAAAGATGAACCTCAGGAAAACAATAAAATAGATGAAATTCCTAAATACGAAAAAATTAAACTTGTAAAAAAGGAAATTCACAAAAGAGTTGGATATGCGATAAGGTTAGGTATTTACACTGAGTATCAAAACGCTCATTATAAATACAATGAAGCTGCAAATATTAAGGATCATAAAACTTGTATGGACTTAAGATTATTAAATAAAAAATTACAAATCATTAACGATGACATCAACAATTTCACTAAGCACTAATCCAGAGGAAGTTTACAATAAACTTATTGACATAAATGGTATAAACAGTTTTGGTTTAGCCATGACCTATTTTGATTCTTTATATTCATTTAAAGACTTTTGGAGTAACAGGCACCCTTATGGCTTATCTCCTAAAACCTTTACAACTTATGTAGAATTTGCAAGGTACGAAGTGCCTTGGGGATTAGGCTGGGACATTGATGTTATAAAAGCACATTGTAAACGAAAACCTAATATTTGGCAGGAGCATGAAGAACAGCTTAATCCGCTAAAAACTAATGGAAGTAGAAGGTATGTAAATGAGTTTGATATATCAAACTCAAATAAAGGAGGAACTTCTAAAGAATACCAAATCCAACGCCTTAAACGAGATGCCCCTGACATAGCCACCAAAGTAATTAACCGAGAAATAAGCGCAAAGCAAGGCATGGAGATAGCTGGTTTAAAAGATAGAACAGTTGTTGTAAAATGCAAGGCTGAAGATTTTGTAACTAAGGCAATAAATAATCTTGAAATAAATCAGATTGAAAAATTAGTGCAAGACCTTACTTTATACCTGAAGGAAATAAAATAAATTTATTATCTTTAATCATTCTTTTGAACGAGGTGCAAGTCATTCAAAAGAACTTCGGGACAATATCCGCATTGTTTCATCTAACCCAGTAGCCTTGCACCTGCTGGGTTTTTTTATACATTTTTATGAATAAACTAAATAACAAAATCAAGGATAATTTTACCATTATCCCCAATGACATTATCCGAAACAAAAGCCTGAGCGACCGCGCCCGTTTCATCTTTTGTTACATGGCTTCCATGCCTGACGACTGGAAATTTTATCAAGGCGTCATGGCAAAGGAACTTGGATACACAAAGGACACTTTGAGGAAATACATTGAGGAACTTTTGACAACGGGTTACCTTCATCGGGAACAAAGAAGGGAGACGGGTAAATTTGATAGTTACGATTATACCTTGAATTTTACACCGAGTGGTAAAAAAGCCGACACGGTAAAAAGCCGCGACGGAGAAAAACCGACACGGGAAAAGTCGGCACTAACAAATAAAGACTTTGAACAAATAAAGATTATAACAAATAAAGACTTTGAACAAAGTATTGAAAATCATTCTGATTTTACCGACTTCACAAAAGTTGATACAAATGATTTTACAAATATCCAAAGCCCCAAAGTGAACCCTTTTACCTTGATTGCAAAGCTTGAAAAAGAAAAAACTTCCGGTAAAAAAGAAAAAGCCGAGCGCCAGCCCTCCCCCATTTACGCCGCCTTCTCCGTGTTTTGCCAAACGTTTGAATCCTTATCTGGCGCCGCGTATCCCACGGACCAAAACGGACATTATATAATGATGCCCAAAGACGCAGGGCAAATGAAATTTCTTATGCAATACCTTGAAAAAGCTGATAAGCATGGCGATACCATTGAGGCGTTGAAGGTATTTATTCAAGCGGCGTGGTCATTACCTGACAAATGGCTGAGGGCAAATTTCACCGTTGCCAACCTTTACTCCCAAGCCTCAAAGATAATTACCTCGTATCAAACCGCGAGCCCAGCGGCAAAGGACAAGGCGTATAATGATAAACTTCAGGAATTGCTTGCCGAAAGAATGGCAAAGTTTCAAGATTAATAAAACAAACCAATTATGACAAACGAAGCAAATTATTTAAAATCACTTATCGGCACTCAGGTAATTGATTTAAATATGAACAGGAAAGGAATTATAAGAAGTATTGCTTTTCATTCGAAGGATTGGAAAATATGTTGGTTTAATTTTAAATGGGAACATGGAGAATATTTAAGGCAAATAGATGAACTTAAAATATTTCAACCAAAACAATTATTTTTAGAATTTTAAAACCAACCAATTATGAACAATTTACCAATGATTGCAAATCGCGTGGAAGAGAAAATACAAGACGTGCAGCTTGTTATCCAGAATCGCGAACTAAGAATTTTTAAAACGGGTACAAAGGAAGCCATTCCGAAGATTGCGCAAACCCTGAGCCAACTCCTCCCCGTGTATGGCATTGAGCCAAAGCCAGAGCATTTGATGGAGGTGACGGACTTTATTTCAAATTACAAATTACTTGCCGTCGATGAAATAAAACTGGCTTTTGAAAAGTTTGCAAAACAAGAACTTGATATTAATGATCACAAATTATATGGCAAAGTTGACCTTCATGCCATTGGGCGAATATTAACCGCGTATATAACATGGAGGCAAAAGATATATTTCGCCATGGATTCCGACATTCAGGCGAAGAAAGAAGAAGAAGATCGCATTAAACGCCTGGGGAAAGTGGCTGAGGAATACGACAAGGATTTTGATAATAAGTTAAAAAACTTTCAAAAGCCGCTGGAAGAAATACCCGTATTTTGGTACGACGAATGCGTGAAACGTGGTTATATCAATGAATGGAAGGAAGGGGAAAAGGAAGCCTTGTGGCTTGAGGCGCAGGAAATGGCAAAGCAGGAAAAGCCAGACTCGGACAATATGATTGATCGCAAGAACCACATGAGGAAAATTGAGGAGGGTAATATGCCACGGGCCCGCGCACTTGCTTACAAGTTAGCCGTCTGGCGCAAGGTGTTGCTAAGATAAGTTTCATAATTTGGTTTTGTTTTGGTGGGGTATAGAAATTATACCTCACTTTTTTTTAATTTATTTTTGTAAATATTTTTTTGTTTCAATATTTAATATTAAATTTACGTATTGAAAATATTTAAAAACTTACCAAATGAACATTACAAAATACACCTGCAAATGTACCCTTGATAAAAAACTGGGTCACTTTGTACACGTGACTTTCTCCCACGGCTTCGGCTTGTACGGGCAAACGTCGCCGCACTCCCCTGAAGATAACATGGAGATCCACGGCTGGACATTTGAGCCAGAGGAAATTGACCCCGAATGCCGATTATATCCACCAATCACCCGTTATAATCTTATGCCACTTGTTGCTGAGAACGAAATGGACTGGGTAATACTTAACAATCAATCACTTTAAAAACAAACCAAAAATGGAAGCTTTAAAAACCACATTGACCGACAACGCGCTTACGCGTTATTATGAAGAACGTATCGTATATCTTGAAGGCGAAAACGAAAGATTAAGAAACGAGGCACGCGCCGACTTTTGGATTGTTCTTGATTTTTGGATTTACTCCCAAAGAATGATTCAGGCTTATGTTAGTTGGCATAAGGAAGCGATGCACGATCATTACCTTGATTGTATAAAAACAATGCTACAAACATTGGAGGCTCATGAAACAAGGGTTTTGGATACAGGTATAAATAAATTACGAATCGGTGTCATTGAAGAATGTAAAGAAGCGATTACAAAATGCATACAAATAACCGCAGCAAGATGATTAACATACAAGACTTCGCGCTAAATGCCTCATTGACCATTTGCCCCGACCATATCGTTGAACCCCTTCACCTGAAAAAATGGTGGAGGCAAAGGGGAGTCGGTGAACTTGAAAAATACTTTTACACAGGAAATAAGATTAGTTACGCTCAGGAAATAGACTGGAAGGCAATAAGCGACCACAAAAAACAAATGTGGTACGATTCTCAAAATTTTCAAATTCAAGCAGGAAATGAATATTCTAAAAGGTAAAGTAAAATACACGGCGGGCAAAGTGTTCGAGGGTCAATATGGACCATCCATTAATGCCGTGATTACATTGGACAACGGCACGGAGGCGCGCGTTTACGGCAAAGCCGACGACGAAAAATTAAAGGCTTTGAAGAAAGACGACGCCGTTACCGTCATCCACGACGGCAAAAGTTACAAGGTCGCATTTGACATGGTCACAGCGAACGAAATACCCGAAAAGGTACAAACACCCACCGAAGGCGCAAACGTGCAGCAGGCGGCAAATGTACCCCCTAAAAGCAACGGTAAAATGACACTTGATGAGATAACCGAGAAAGCCACGCTTATGACCTCGGTGTATGCCGACATATTTCACCAGTTGCAAGCCTCGGGGCTTGAGCCTGCCCAGGCACAACCAGCCGCCGCCACGATCTTTATTCAAATAGGAAAATATTTTTAATCAATTTGGTACGTTTTTCCCCAGCCTGAAACATGGCTGGGGTTTTACCGCGCCGCAAAAACAAAAGAAACATGGAAAACCAAGAAGAAAAGGAAACGTCAATAGATTATTTTTTCAGAATTACAAAAAACAATGCTATTAATTTAGGTCGTTTGATTGAAGCGTATATTCCTGCAAAGAAAATATACGACATGGAAATTGAAGAAGCTAAAAAAGAAGGCTGGAGAATAGGGTATAACGATGCAGTAAAATTTTATAACCAATTTGAAAATAAATAAAAAATGGAAAACCAAGAAGAAAAAGAAACGTCTGTAGAATTTTTTTATGATAAAGTATTGGAAGTTCTAGAGTATCACAGTTGCGAACACATAGACATTTCCGATGCTTTACATGAGGCAAAGAAAATGTATGCTGAGGAAATTGCTAAGGCTTATAATGATGGTTGTTTAAAAGGATATAACGACCACGTAAAATTAACAAACACATTATACAAATAACCATGCTCCTACCAAAAAAATATATATCAGTCAGCCAGATTAATCTTTGGTATAGTGACCGTCAAAAGTATATCAATCGTTACTTTTTAAACATTCCCGAGGAACCATCCATTTACATGGATTTTGGCAAACGCTTTGCCGAGGACACGGAGGCGTTTATTAAAAATGGCATAATCATGGAAACCTTTCCAGATTTTTACATTGACAAGATTCAAGGCTTCAAAGGCTTGGAGGCTGAGAAACCAATAAGCCTGAGTATTAATGACATTCAAGTCGTTGGTTATATCGACGCATGGGACAGGGAGAATAATAGGGTCATTGACTTCAAAACCTCTGGCAGACCGTGGACAATGATGACCTTGCACAATAGCCTTCAAATGAAAGTTTATGCCCTGGCAATGTTTGTAAACGGGGACACGATTCCCGAAAGCCAAATCAATTGGCTGGGGACAAAGATGACAAAAAACGGCTTATCTTTTACGGGTGAAAGTTACGAATTAAACCATACCTTTGAAATGGATGACTTATTGAAAGCCATTGTTTTGATTGAGCAGACTTGCAAGGAAATCAGCAGCGTTTATAAAAGTTTTTTGCACACCCATTAAAATGGAAGCCATGACCGACGAATTGGAAAATGAATTGAAAAAGATTATGAAATCAGATACAAGGGGATTAAGGTTCAACGATGAAAAAATCAGATACGACCTTGTTCCCCCGTTGGCTCACCGTGAATGCGCCAAAGTTTGGACAAAGGGTTTGGATAAATATCCCGCTGGCAACTGGGAAAAAGGTATGCCGTGGAGCGAGGTGATCGCCTCCGCTTTGCGCCACTTGGAAGCCATTCGCTTAGGTGAGGACATTGACCCAGAGGACGGCTTGCTACACGCGGCACACTTGCAATGCAACGCCCAAATGCTCACTGAATATTATTTTACAAAAAAGGAATTTGATAACCGCAAAAAAAAACGAAATAAAATGATTTTAACCGACAAGACAATTAACGACGAAATTAGCGAAGGCAACATCGTCATTGAGCCTTTTAACCCTGAGAACCTTGGCACCAATTCGTATGACCTTACCCTGTCAAATACCTTGGTACTTTACACGGAGCGCGTGTTGGACGTGCGCAAGAAAAACCCATCTGCACCAATAATAATTCCAGATGATGGAATAATTTTGCAACCTGGCATTGTTTACCTTGCTTCCACGGTGGAATACACGGAGACATTGAAACACGTGCCAATTATCCAAGGAAAATCAAGCCTCGGGAGATTAGGACTTTTCGTCCACGTCACAGCAGGATTTGGCGACGTTGGATTCAAGGGGCATTGGACATTGGAACTTTTGACGGTTCAGCCGCTCAAGATTTACGCGGGAATGAAAATTGCTCAGCTTACTTATCAGGATATTTCCGAGATGCCAAATATTTCGTATGATAAAAAGCAAGATGCGAAGTATTCGAATCAGGGGAAAGATCCTGTTGCTTCCAAGAATTATTTAAATAAGCAGCCATGACCGACGAAGAAAGGGAAAAGCAACGAGCGTATGACCGTGAATATTATCGGAACATGCCAGCCTTCCAAAAGGATAAAAGAAGGGAGGCAACACGCCTCAGGAATAAGGACAATTATTGGAAGTTGACGGACGAACAAAGGCAAATAAGAAAAGACAAAAGCCTTGCCTATTATTATGCGAACATTGAAGCATTGAAAATTAAATCAAAAGCCTATCGAGAACGAAAATTAAAAAGTAAATATGAGTGACGAAGAAAAGAAAGCCCGTAAATCGGAATACATGAAGGCGTATTATCGAAATATGTCCGAATACCACAAAGAGAAAAGGCGTTTAAGAAATTTAGAAACCAAGAAAATAAGGTATTACAAAAACAAGGTGGAAAAGCCTGAGTTATTATATGACAAACACAAAAGATTCAGGCTGAAAAACGCTGAAAAGATAAAAGCCTATCAAAAAGAATATCGTTTAAAACAAAAAGAAAAGAAAAATCATGATGACTGAAAGAGAAAAACAAAAATTAATCAAAGATGCCGCCACTTTCTTCGTTGCAGCTGGTGGAATCTTAACTTTGGCTTATGCCATTTATTTTATTATTCACACTTTAAAAAATTGGTATTAATGAGCAAATTTGAAGTAAAGTACAATGACAAACGAATGATCATTGAAGCTGAAAGCGTTGAAAAGGCTTTGGAACAATTCAAGGAATTAAAAATCGACGTGAAAAACTTTGAGATTAGTATTTCAAAGTTTGGTGAGTACAGGAAATAAGGTAAGTAGTAAGTTGTTAAAGTGTTCTAATTCATGTCCGCGTTTTTCGATGCGGACATTTTTTTTTATTTTATTATTGTAAATATTCTTTATTATAAATAATTATATATATTTTTACAAAACGAAATTTATTTACCAGTTTTAAAACCAATTTTATGAAAGAAAAGATCATTGATTACGTCCCACAAAATAAGCGGCTGCCATATCAGGTAGCCGCAGGCGTTGGCGTTGCCTTCGTGGTTGGGTTGATTTACAGCCCAATAAGCACCCAGTATCATTACACCTCATTCGTGCCAGTCATTGAGCGCGACACGGTGTATGTTCACAAAATAACCACGCTTACATTTCCTGCAAAGGAAGAAAAAAGCGAAGTCAACGAATTGGCGTATGGCTCACGGTCATACGGCTGGGAAATACGAAAAATGAATATTCACGAATTAAGGCGAAATCTGGAAGGCAAAGGATTCAGAAACCTCGATAAAATAGACTTGTTTAAAATGCGTCGTATATGGCTTGCCTATTCATACGAATCCATGCTTATGAATGTACACCACCTGACAGACTTCCCAGTGTCCATGATCTATTCTTTCTTCATCATTGAGGCGACGACCTCAGGCGTTGAAACCGAACTTTGGAGAAAACACGCCAACGCTGGCGGCGTAAAGGCTTTGAAAAATCAAAAGTCGGTGACGTACAAAACACGGGAGGTCATTCGCGGGCGTGACAAGTACATTCGCGCCAAGTTCATGAGCGCAAGTTCCACGGAAGAAGGTATGAAGCTTTGGGCAGGCGTTTTGAACTCTGGGAGATACGCGGAATGTAAAAAGGCAAATTACAAGATGAAAGGGATCAGGTTGTATGAAAGCATTTGTAAATGCGTTTACAAATCAGGGTATCATACGGATCGCGATTATAAATTCCGTGCTTCGCTTATGGCTGAGTTCTGGGAATTGAAAAAGAATCATTACCCATTAAAAGGGAAAAGAGATGAATTTTAAATTATTTTGCATTTATTTTTGTAAATATTTTTTTATTTCAATATTTAATATTAAATTTACGTATTGAAACAACGAAACGATATTTCACACAACAAAAACAAACGATTATGACAGCTTTAAATTACTCAGCACCAAAAAATGAATTAAGATCTTCTTTACAGTCTTTAATGACTGTAAAAAATGACAAGCCAGTTATCTTTAAAAAAACCGCCAATAAATTCCTTGCAGAAAACGGAATTGAATTACAAGATGCTCCAATTGTTATTGTAAAAAACGGCATTTATTACCACCTTAACCACACATCTTACAAAGGTTGCAAGGGAAGAAATATTGAAAATGCTTGGTACGCTCCAATAGTTGACGTACAGGAAGAAGTAACAACTGCACCAGTAAGCGTAAAAGAAGTGTTCAATTCTATTAATTTTATTAACCCAACAAAAAATCATGTAAGCTCAGTTGGCTCTTATGTTAGTGAGGTAAGATTAGACGCGATTGCAACGAAGATAAGCGAAATTAAATCTTACCTTCCTGAGGGTTCATTGGCTCTAAATATCTTAACAAGCCAAAGGACATTTACCGATAAGCAACTTTGGGTTATTGCTTATGCACTTGTAAAGACAAGCTACCGCCCATCTGCAACAAAGAAAGCTGACAAAAACGAGCTACCAACACGTCGCTTAAAATATGTTGACGGCAAATTTTTCACCGAAGAAATTGTTTACGCTTAATAATTGTTTTCACAGGGCAGCCCCCAGCTGCCCTTATTTTTTACACACAACAAAAAAAACAATCATGGAAAAGAATTTCACAAACACACAATTTAAATGGACATTCGAAAATATTTCGGATAACATTCCAACCATTATGCTTTTAACCATTATTCTTACTTATGGCATTAACGCCTACCTAACCGCCATTTTTCTCCCCATTGACTTTTGGCTTGCGATCATTGCCGCCAGTATCTTGCAACTTGGACGCTTTGCCGTTGTTTTCATGGATTTCTTGAATCCAACCAAAGGGCGAAGTACTTACCCACCAAAGATTGCCCTGGGCGCAACCCTTGTCGCCTTGGTTGAAATCTTCTTTGGCTTGCAGGAACAATATGAAGGCGGCGAATTTATTACCATGTTTTTATTCGTGGGAACCATCGTTGTTTTCGGTTACCTGCTGGAAATCAACTTTGTTGACAAGGGCGTGGAGGCTTATGGCATCAATGTACCTGAGCCAAAGCCAAAGCGCAAAAGAAAACCACGCGTAAAGGTTGAGGCAAAAGAAAACAATGAAACCACGGGAACAACGGCAAAAAACTTTGTATCTTCATTTAAAACAATAACACTTTGAGGACATTGATAGGCGTTGACCCAGCGTTAAGAATAAAAGGAATGGCGGTTTGCATCATTGCAGACCGTACCATGATTTTTAAAAGGTATAAAAGGTTTGTCGATTTTATCGGAGACGTTATAACCTGGGTAGCATACGAAAGCCCCATTGTTTTGGTTGAAGATTCAAGCCTGCAGAATGTGACCTTTAATAATTCGATTAACCGGGCGATCCTATCCCGAATGTCCCGCAACGTTGGCATGAATCAAGCCGCCTCAAGGATTGCTTATGAATGGATTAAGGAGCATGACATTGAGGCGTACAATATTTCACCTGAGGCAAAGGGTAAAAAGTTTAATAAAGACGTATTTATACGCGTGGTCGCAAGTGAACGATTGAAATTTGAACCAAATTTTAAACCAGCCAAAATCAGTCAAGATGAAATCGATGCTTTCTTTCTTGCGCTTATGGCAAAAAATTATATCAAAAGATGAAAAATAACGAATTAACAGACGGCTTAACCAACGAACAATGGAAGGAAGCGCAAAGATGTTTTAACGCACGCCCGAAGCCTATTCGCTTTGCCGACACTGTAAATAGCAAACAATCGGTAATAAATTTTTACCTTAATCCTTTGATTCCTGAGACGATGCCCACCTATCAATCAATGAATAAGGAACGAATGGTAAGCATTTGTTACCAACTTTATCATTCAAAGGAAACCGATACTTTAAAAGAATCAGCCGCAAAGCTTATAAAACTTATAATTGATTGATTACTAATTTGTTGAATTGTTGATGTGTATATCGGGGCTGGCATTTGAACCAGCCCTTTTTATTTAAAATATTACCCCTTGCGTTTTCGCATAATCCACGACCGCCCGAGCATGAGACAAAGCCAAAGTATTTTGAAACACGGGGTCAAACATCATTAAAGCATCGTGGTAATTGGTAAAGAAGCCGTTTTCACTGAGTACCGCAGGCATATTGGTTTGGGTGATAACAAAGAAACTTTCTTCTTTATCCTTATCCCCGTCCGTTGTGTCCATGCGATACACCCATTTAGGAAAAGCCTCCTGAACCTCCTTGAAAAGAAACTCAGCATAAATGTCCGACCTTGTTTTACCCTTGCTCGTGAACACTTCGAAGCCCCTTGCATTGGGCGACGTTGCCGCGTTGCCGTGAATGCTGAGGTACAACGAATCTTCATAATTCTGGGCGTTTATATTTGCCTTCGCCACGCGCTTTGTTAATGATACGTCCAAGATAGTATCGTAAACGCGAACAACGGAAAAACCCCAGTCAATTAAATACTGCTCAATCTTTGCCGCAACGTCGCGGTTAAACACGCCTTCAAAGAACCACCCGTAACCGTGGAACTTTGCATTATTATGCTGAGCGCACTTTGAAGGGTACGTCGTATAATTGTAAGGTAATTTTTTCTTTGCGTCAATGCCTCCGTGACCAGCGTCAAGGAAAACACAAAATTTAGATGCTTTCATATTTTGATATTTTTAAGGGCGATGTAAATCAATACACCGCCCTGTAAGCCGCCTAAGGTAGCGATTCTTCTGCGCCTATAATTTGAATCCGATAAGAGCGAAAGCCGCCGATACCAAACCTAACTTTGCTGGCAATTTCACCTCAATTTCCTTTCCTGCGCACTCCCTTGATGTTTCCTTTATTTTGTCCCAAATGATTTGAGCAAGTTGGATATATTCGCGCCACGTGAATTTAATTTTGTTATTTTCAAGATGAACTGAAATTTCTTGAGTTAATTCCGCAAAATTAAAACTGTAACAACTTATATCCCCAAGAGGACTGGAAATTGTGTCGGCTGACTTTAATGCTTCTTTTAAATTAGTCTGCATATTATTTGTTTTAACGATTAAAAAAACGTGTGATTAAAACACCAAGATTTACGCCTGTAATGCGCTTAATATTTTCCGAAATAGAATAAAGCTCCACCGTCGCAATTAAAAACGCTGCCATATACGTTATGTTAGGAAGGCTAAACGTATTCCTTGCACCCTCGAATATGAGTATGGCACAAAAATACACTATTATTTTTTCTATTGTCCGGTAAAGCCCACGGCTATTTATCTTTTGTTGCTCCTTCTTTGCCGCGATGATGCCCGTTCCCATGTCCGCAAAAACAACGAAAATTGTAAATATCAGGAATCCTTTAATCGGAACAAAGAATGAAAATATCCAACCGCAACAAATGGCATACGTTATTTTTTCCCATCCGAGGTGCAAAAAGTTTATTAAGGTTGTTTTCATTTAGTTGGTTTTAACTGCCTCAAAATTACTTTACCATCCTGTGAAATATACCTATTTTTTGCCTCCTCCCAATATAAATCAACAAATTGTCCTAACACTGGATAACTAATTAACCTTATGGCAAACTTTGAAAATACAATGGCGTTCTTTGCCGCTGATCCTTCAACGATATACCTGAATGCACTTGTATTTTTATTGTAATTAAAGTCAACGGCTGCCGTTGTTCCAAGCGACGTTATTTGCCATTTGTTATCGGTGTAAAATGCCTCATTGTTTTTTAAAATGGTATCCAATGGGTTTTTGCCCGTTAATTCTTGAATATTATTATTCTCCCTTATGGCTGCGGTTGTTTTCCTTCCGAAGTCATAATAAGCAATCACCTTGTCGGCAAAGTTATTTGCATTGTTTTCAAAACTTGCCATAGCACCGTTGTACAGTTGGCTTGTATCACCAATGATGGAAGCCTTTTCGTAATACCCACCGTCTGTATAATCTGCACGGTAAATAAGGTAATAAGCATTGTCAATGATTTTAACATACGATGTGTCAAAAGTAATTGATTGAGCATTAAGCTGAGATATACAAAGCAATAAAAACAAAATCTTTTTCATGTTTATTTTTTTAGTTTATTTAATTGCAAGCCAAAATATTTTAACGCTTTTACTTGAAGCTTCTGTACCGTCATAATTCCATGCTTGCACGGAAAAAGTTGTATCGTTTTTGCCATAAACTTCAAATATTATTTTTTCTGCTCCAGCTAAACCAGCCGAAGTTACCAATACACTTGTTGGTGTTGCTCCAAGTCCATGAGTAACGGTGAATATTGCTGAGGGTGACCCTGTTGTTGCAGTTGTTTCACCCCGTGTCATTAACCCTGTTTGCGCCACCGTTGTAACCTCGCCCACCACGTTGCTCCCGTCTTTTCCGAGTAAACTTGTCGGCGTTGCCGTTACCGTGTTTATTCTTACTTCACCGTTTACATCAAGTGTTTTCGTCGGTGATGCGTAACCAATGCCCACGCGATCCGTCGAGGCATCCACGAAAACCATATTTGCGTTGCCGTCGCTTTCCACGCGAAAGTCGGCGTCGGCTGAGCCTTCATTGAACACGGCTGAGCCATGAACTTCGAGTTTTGCGGCTGGATTTGTTGTACCAATACCAATATTACCCGAAGAATTTATATTTAATCTAAATGCAGCGTTTTCAATGTCGTAAATAAATAAGTCTTGTAAATTATTTGTAGCAAAACTTCTTCCAATTAAAAATCCTGATGTTATTCCATTTGAAGCATTATTTAAAAGTATAGAATTTTGATTACCTCCTGCTATATTTAACCTACTTGTAAGAATTGTACCATTGACATCAAGCTTCGCGTTTGGCGAAGTTGTACCTACGCCTATATTACCATCATTCTTTACCCATAATCTATTAATATTATTTGTTACATCATATATGCCAAATCCCGAAGTTGTTAGTGTTCCATTAAATAAATAAAAACTATTAACACTTGAAATAGTATCAAATAATATTCCATTTTGAGCAATACCGCCTCTTAAAAATATTTTTGCATTATCATTTGTTTTTAAATCTAATAAATAATTTGGATCAATATTTCCTATGCCTATTTTGGTTCCTGAATCATAAACTAAAGAATTTCCTAAAATTCTTGTTCCTGTAAATTTTGGTATGTAATTTGTCGTTCCACTTCCAGTAAGATAAGTCCCTGCCGCCGTGCCCGTGCGCAAGTAATTTGTAAGCATAGAAGCCGTGTCAAACCTTGTTACAAGGAAATTGGTATCAGCAAGTAAACTTGATGAAGCAAGGCTCAACCCTGCGCCCAATGTCACCTGACCCAAGTCACCGTCTGCATCTGCACCGACAAGGCGCGTGGGTGCGTCGGTGGTTAAATCCGTAATCCTTACTTCGCCTGCAACTTCAAGGTCACGGTTTGGCGCATTCGTTTTTATCCCTGCTTTCGAGGCTGCGGCAATCGTTGTTCCCGTGCCACTTGCGCCCGTGAAAAATAAAACGTTTTGGTAAACGCCTTGATTTGAGCCGTTGTTGGTGGGAAGGTCTACTTGGTTGCCTATGGCGACGTTGGCGGCGGCGGCGGCACTGATGTTGTCGGCGGCGTTGCGGCCTATGGCGATGTTATTCGAACCAGTGAGCGTGTCGGCAACGGTTGCATTGTAGCCAGCCCTTTGCCCTAAAAACATATTATATTGACCTTGACGCGCATTCTCTCCAGCGCTTTCGCCAATACCTATATTGTAACTATTTCTTGTATTAGATAGTGCTTGAAAGCCTATTGCAATGTTATAATTAGAAATTCTATTCAAATACAATGTCCTATATGCACCGATTGCAATGTTGAACAATCCAGATGCATTTGTAAAACCAGATTCTTCACCCAGAAATATATTGTTTGAACCGCTGGTATTATTTCTGCCAGAACTATTGCCAATAAAAAGATTAATGTTTCCTGATGTATTTGCATAGCCAGCGCGAAGTCCGAAAAAATTGTTATTTGAGCCAGTGGTATTTGAATTCCCGCTTTCAAGTCCGAAAAAATTGTTATTTGAGCCAGTGGTATTTGAATACCCGGAATAACTGCCAAAAAAATTGTTATTTGATGCAGTAGTTAATGAAAAGCCAGCATATAACCCAAAACAATTATTTGAAAAGCCAGTGGTGTTTCTTATGCCGCTCTCAAAACCGAAAAAATTATTATAATAACCTGAAGTGTTATTCTGACCCGCATTTGTTCCAAAAAAATTATTGTTAAATCCGGTAGTATTATTTCTGCCAGCATTTGCTCCGAAAAAATTATTTGATGTTCCGGTAGCATATCTGCCGGCGTTCGTACCAAAACCAATCGTAGCTGCTGATGGCATTTGAATGGAACTGTAAATAGTTGCGTCGTTATCGTTTTGCCCTGCCAATAAAACAGAAGCTGGATTTGCAATTTGCACAACGCTAACATTATCTAAATTACCCGTAAACGTAGAAGTTGTAAAGCGAAATCCACCTGTTGCGCTTGTTGGTAATAAAACCACCACGTTTGCCGTTGCATTGTGAGTTGGCAGTGTGTAAGTCACATTACCAATCGCCGCCGTCAGCGTTCCAGCGCTATAACTTGCAAGCGTGTACGTAATTTCATAAGCATTCCCATTTGTAATAGTCAAGGCTGGCGTGTAAGTTAATGTTCCCGTCGCTGCCGTTGCTACCGCTACCGTTCCGTTGAATGTCCAACCCGTGCCGCGTGTCCAATTCGTTGTATCTGCGCCAAATGTTTGATTTGTCACAACTGTTGGTCTTAGAGTCTCTTGACTATTTTTTATAATTAAGTTTGCACCCG